CCTCTCGTTTCGACCGAGCGGTTCAACTGGCTTAACAGCATTACGGGAATGTCGCATTCCTTTGCTATGCCCTTACATGCTCGGCTTATGCTTGATATTTCCTGCTCACGATTGCCCGAAAATCCATCCCCTGCGTTCATGAGTTGCAAATAGTCGATAATTAGCATCTTAATCCCATGTTCCTGAACCATTCGAAGTACCTTTGCTTTGAGTTCCAACACGCTGATATTTGCCGAATCGTCAATGTATAACGGCAGGTCTTTTATCGCCAAACTGCTTTCCCTGAACTGGTGAAACTCATCCATCTGGACACGCCCAGACCGAATCTTCTCGCCCTCGATTTCAGCCTCCATAGATTGCAAACGGAAGACCAACTCATGACAACTCATTTCAAGCGAAAAAAACGCCACTGGATAGCCTTGTTTTGAGGCAGTGATAGCAAAGTATAGGGCAAGTGCTGTTTTGCCCATAGCGGGTCTTGCCCCGATGACTATCAACGCTTGCTTCTGCCATCCCGAGGTAAGTTCATCGAGTTGATAAAATCCGGTAGGTACACCCGTGACGCCTTTTTTGGAATCCATCCGCTTTGATAACTCAACAATGTTTTCCAACGCAAGACGCTCAAAAGATACCGCATGCTTGCGAAATATCGACTGGGTCAAATTATACGCCTGTTCCTGCACATAGTTGAGAAGTTCGAACGCATCGGTAGTCGGGTCAAATCCTTTCAACTTTACATCGTTTGCAATTCGAATCAGGTCACGGGCGACATAGTGCTGATGAATTATTTTGATATGATAAGGCAGGTTGGCGGAACTAAACAGGCTATCTTTCATCATGGACAACTCCACCACATGCGAGATAAAATAGTTTTCCTCTTTGCTCTTCAACTCGCTGTAAACGGTTATCAAGTCAATCGGCTTCTCTTCCATGTACATCTGCTCGATTAACTCGTAGATAAACTTGTTTTTGCTGATGAAGAACCAGTCCGATTTGCAGTTAGCAAATATGTTTGGTAGTTCGTTTGTTTCGTACAGCATCGAGGATATTATCGCCTTTTCCGCTTCCTCGCTGTAAGGTGGCGTAACGCCCGGCATAAATCCGCTCTGGTCGATTTGCGGTTTCTCTTCGTACTTCTTTTTTCGTGTTGCCATTATTCTTGTGGTTCGGGGTTGTAAAATTGTGTTGTTCCTAATTGGTTTGACTTGTTAAATTCATCTGCCATCAATTGCTGTTTTCTCATTTTGTCATAGGTGAATGAGTTTTTTGCGTTCAAAATTTTCATAGCATTATCAACCACCCATCCCTCCTGAACGCCAGAAAAATCATTTACATAAGCCTTTACACCACCTTTTTTCAATTTCCAATTATTGTAGACCTTAATCATTTCAATCAATAGTCCTTCAACGGGAAATCTCTTTTTAAGTTGCTCCCAATGGTCAAGGCTAAGCAATACGAGTGGAGAATCAAATTTAACGCAAGGCATTATTCCCTTTTTTGCCATTTCTTGAACAAACTCTTCGTCTGTTAATTTTTTGGCTAATTCAGTACGCTTTGGTTTTTTAGGCTTGGTACTTTTTTCATCAGGAACATTATTCGTAGGTAGCGAACTTTGTTCACCCAATAAGACTATACTATTATTAGTATTATTATGTATAGTATTATCTATATTATTATTGGGTGAACTTAGTTCATCTCTTTGTGGAACTTTGTTCATCATCGGTGAACTTTGTTCATCACTTATTAGGCATTTCATCCATCCGTTTTCACTAATTTCAAGAATACCTGCATCAACTAAACGCTGAATGCATTTCTGAATTCCTCGCTTTGTTATGTTCAACTCCTTTGCAAGTGTGCCACGAGAAGCGTAGCACCAACCCGGACATTTACTATCTGGGTTGGTTGCAAAAAAGTTGATACGCTCGATTAATACAGCCTCGAATACGGATAAATTATACTTTTGAATAATCCATAACCGAAGAATTATGTATTGGTCAGGATTGTTCATTTGTTGAATTTAATTCAATTATAGCCTTACATTCCACAAAACTTATACATCCGGGTTCATCAATAGTAATTTCATTCATCATTTTAAGATGAGTATCTAACAATTCATCTGAACATATAAAAACACCTAAAATGTTTTCATAATCTGGATGGCTTTGAATTACAACCCGTGCATCAACTACTTGTACTTTTTTCATTTTACTTAAAATTAAAAACCCCCGAAACAAGCGGTGAGAGTCGCTCATTTCAAGGGGTTTGGTTTCCGTTAAGGAAGTTTTTCGTATCCGCTCTCACCCGGATATCCTGACTGATTCAGGAACTGCAAATATACAAATTAATTCACGACCTTCAAAATTATCTTGCCATCCTTGCCCCAAATCTTGCGGGCGTAAAACTCATGAACTCCGCTGTCATCCTTGCCAAAACAATCCATGAACCCTTTGACTAAGTTGTCCAAATCTGGCTTGTATCGGTGTGGCTGACCCTCCAACTCCTTGCGTTGCTTCTGGGTGTAACTAATCGGGAACGGCATGACAAAGGTTATTTCAAACCGCTCTGGGCATTCCTTCACGCCTACACCACGCAGGAACATTCGTAACGCTGTCTTATACCTCGCATACCTCTGGAACGGCTCGCTGAACTTCGCCCTTTGCGTAGTTCGAACCGCACCCATTCCGATAATGTCAAATTCGAATTCCTGCATAATGTAAAATTAAACGGAATCGGTGTAACAAAGTTTCATCAAGTCCGTTAAAACTGAAAAAATATTATGAAAAAAACACTTTTAATCATCGCTCTGGCAACGCTTACGAGTTGTGCCACAATCACTTCCAGCATGAAGCAGGAAGTAACTATCAATGTTAAACCTGACCATGCTAAAGTTTATGTGAACGGCAACAAGGTCGGAGAAGGGTCATGCGTTGCGGAAGTACCCGTAAAAAAACGCAACACTATTGTAGTCAAGGCTGAGGGATACGAAAACGCTCAAATCAAAACTAACCGCCAAATCCGACCCGGCTACCTTATCGGGAATATCGGGATGTGTTTCGTGCCGTATGTAAACTTCTTTGGCTTACCAAGTTTGATTGTTGATGCGTGTACGGGTGCGTGGTACAAGCAGGAAGAATCGGATTATTATTTTGATTTGGATAAAAAATAATATAAATTGTCCCACATAGGTTTTTTTGATTCTACCATTTTTTTTCAAGAGTTTAGAGTAACAACACCCAGTCTCCCCGACTGGGTTTGTTTTTTTCGTATATTTGCATAGTTAGCACAACTGAACTATGGCAAAAACGAAAAAGCCAATAGGTCAAGCCGAGACCGAAACAGAGGCAAAACCAAAGCACGCAGGAGGCAGACCGACTATTTATACCCCAGAACTTGCAAAGCGGATTTGTACCGAAATTGGGCAGTCCGAAAAAGGTCTGCATAGGCTTCATCGGGAGTTAGATTGGTTTCCTGACCCATCAACAATAATGGATTGGATTGACGACAAGCCAGAGTTTTCCTTACAATACGCACGGGCAAAGGCACTTCAAGCGGATTTTATGGGAGACAATGTGCTTATAATTTCAGACGATTCGAGCCAAGACGAAATATTCTCTCCCAACGGAAACCGAATCGAAAATCGGGAATTTACGAGTCGTTCAAAATTGCGTGTCGAAACTCGAATGTGGCTAATGGAAAGACTCGCCCCGAAAAAGTACGGCAAGCAGGTTGATGCAGATACGGAACAAAAAGACTACCAACCGCCTCAAATTAACCTGCATATTTCGCCCGAAGCAATCCGCAAAGCATCGGAGGAATAATGCCCGAACTGAACGAAGCACAGCAGATAGCATACTACTCCAGCCATCACCTCGAAGCGGAAGAGATACACATGCTGACGGGCGTTGGAGTGGGCAAGACCTACTGGCTTGCGGTCGATTTGATTCCAGACCTATCAGTCCCCAACTCAAAGCATTTGATATGCTCGCCCACATTCGCAATGATGAAGACCGCCACATTCAAAAAGGTTCAGGAAGCATGGGAAGAATGGGGACTTCGGGAGGGCGTGGACTATGTGGTAAACAAGCGAATGTCTGGCGTTAAGCCTTATTCCGGCATATCTTCGGACAAGGTCATTACATTCCGCTGGGGGTCTTATGTCGTCCTGACCCACCTCGATAACTACAATGTTGTGAACGGCTCAGAGTGGGACACTATCAGCATTGACGAAACTCGAGATGTGCGGAACTTTCAGGAGGCTTTGGACAAGTGCAGAGCAAGGACGAGGGGGACAACTTTCAAGAAGTTAGGTTTACGCCACCGCATCAAGACCGCCACAACTCCGCCCGATAATGTCGCATATTATCGGGAATTGGAAAGCCAAGCCAAAGTAAGTAAGGGCAGGATTAAGTTAATCCGAGCCGAATCCTACGCCAACCAGCACAACCTAAGACCCGGCTACATCGAGCAACTCGAACGCACCCTCGACCCGAATTCATTCAAGCGTGAAGTGTTGGGAATGCT